AGGCGTTGCTGCGTATGTCGTGGAAGCCGTAATAATCTTAACGCCAATCAGCCGTCCGACCGCATCGCTTGCCAGACCTCCTACCAAACCAAGGTTTGAGAGAGCTTCTGCAATTGCTGCAGTTCCGTCGGCTTTAATATCTGCAAAAGGATGTGCGCGGCTTAGCAGCAGCGCTTTCAGGGCAGTCAGTAACTGGTTATGTTTTGATTTGTCCAGATTAACGCCGGTTGCTTCTACCACTCCCGCCAGTTCTTCCTGCAACATGTCGAAATAGTCGTCATCCAAATCAGTGGCAGGCGTTCCTGTTTGCGGGTTACCGCGGGTAAAGCCATTCTTTCCCGCGCCGAATTTATCTTTCTGCGCAGTAGGTGTGTCAATGCGATGCATAATGTCTCCGGTTACGGATATTTGAATATTACGTAGGTATGGGACGGGCAAAGTTTATTGATAACGCACTCGGCAACTGTGTCGCCCCAGTAGCGAATGGGGGTTTCGCAATTGTCTGTACAGGTCATCCAGATTGCGTCTGTTGAAGCGGGCATATTTACCTGCCAGTAGTAACGCCATTCAGTTGAATAGGTCGCATCAGTACACGTCGACGTACACTTGAAAGGTCCCTTGTTATAGCGCGTGATTGTGGCGCCAGGCTTCCCCAGTGCAGCCAGTTGACGAAGATAGAAATCTTCGTTGATTCCTCCGGTAAGATTAACTTTTGCGTCCAGCCGCTGCTGTCTCTGCCTTAACGTCTGGGTTCCTGAAGGAATGCATTCATCAGGCAGACCGCAGCACCGCTCCCAGCGGTCAATAAGTTCTGTTGTGGTACGCGGATCAAGCTCCTGCATGAGTTCATCGCCACGCTGATGCACCCTGAGCAAAGAAGGAGCTACGCCGCTTATCGCAACATCGTCAACTGACCATGCCGGCCCTGGCGGAAGCAGCGCACTCAGTAACTGGACATAATCATCGTTACTCACGCCCACGTTATTCCCCCCAGTACAGCCAGTTCATTTTTTGCGATTGCCGTATCAGCTGTAGGCGAAAGCAGCTTATGGCTGTACTCACCGGCCGCTATAGAAATCGCCTCGTTTGTACGGGACAGCTCAAGCGTTCCTTCCGGATAGCCGTCACGCAACAGGAATGAACGAAGCTCGGCCTCAACTGCGGCGCGTATTTCAGGGGTATCCGGATTCAGGTCAATGGTGTAATTGACCGTTTTTGGGGTTCCCTTAAATACATAGAGGTCAGAACCCGCTACGGGCGCCAATGGTTCAATATGTGCCTGAGCTGCAGCCACTGTTGCATCATCAAGAATCGGGTTAATCAGGTCGCTGCTGGCAATCATAACGCCAACCGTTCCCGTCCCCATCCAGTGTCGATAAGTCCACGCGCGCGTTACGCCGGGTACTTCTTTTGCCCAGACGATATAATCTCCGTCAGCGCCGCCCTGCGGGGTCCAGTAGTAGCGCTCCAGAACACGGGCACGCCAGACCTCAAGGTCTTCAACATCAAAACCGCCAGTGATCGTATCGGCCATGCCGCCGGAAGGAAGTCCGTTAACTGGCGTAACCAGTGAGAGCGCCTCACCATCATCCATATTTCCGGCCATACCTGTCACGCTGCAGGTAACGGGCACACGAAGCACGCCACCGGCACTCGTTGCATCTGCCTGTGCGATGTACTGGACGAGGTCGTCACGCTGAATGACCGATCCTGCACTCACCTTGAGCCCGTTCGTTACGCCATCCCATCGCATAAAACCTGATGCGGCCACGGCATCTTTCCTCGGACATCGTTTCATCGCCGCATACCGATAAAGCCATGACTCATCACAAAGATCAGGCAGCATATTCATCGCCAGATAATCGATATAGCCATAAACCGTATGCAGCGCCCCCGCATAAACTTTGGCCCTGACATCTTCATCCATGCGGCGAAGTTCATCATTGATGTCAAGCCGTGCAAAAAGGTCGGTGCGGATCATGCTGATGTTTTCGGCCAGCGTTGGCCGCTGAAATTCACTGTCCGCCATTTGCAATCACGCTCCAGAAATCGTTAAAAGAAATTGTTACCGGACCATCCCGGCGCCACAGAACAAGGCTGTTTCCCAGTTCATTGATACCGGTTCGCTGTATATCTATATCTATCCTGGACACAACACTGTCATCGAGCATCCACTGAAGGGATTCTCGGATATACGTTCGCACCGTGTTCACCAGCGCGTTTGTGAGCTTGCTCCGCTGTAAAAGCCATAGCTTTGACCCATAGCGATCGTTGGCCACCATCGGCCAGGTATCTCCCCACCACCCCATAGGTACATCAGTATTGTCGTCGGGGTCTGCGCGCCGGTGAGTGAAGAGCGAAATCACCACTGCGCGCGTAAGTGGGTCAAGTTGAGAACTGGCGCTAACCTGTTTTCCGTTTACCGTAAGCCAGAGTTCCATCACGCCCCCATTTGTTTATCAGGTGCATCGGTGTTATTGCCCTGCCCGTTTTCTCTGTGTTTATGCCCGTTATAAGCAACACGCATCGCTGACATTGTCTGGCCAGAAGTATCACAGAGGTCTTTGATCTGGCCGGTAGCTTCCAGATCCATTTCAAAGCGGGCTTTAGGCGCATTTTTGAACATAATCACCTTGCCACCACCATCAACAACAATCCCGGCACGTGTCAGCGTGACTGACTGCCCCTGGTCATCGTAGAGAGCGATCTCCCCCGTTTTGAGCCCCTTCATGCGATAGCGACGATCAGATACGGTGATCGCAACGGCGTGAGAACGGTCACCGTCAGGAAACAAAACAACAGCCTCAGCACCCGCTTTTGCACGAGAAGTGAAGCCATAGGGTTCAAGGTGCTCAATACCCGCCTTTTGCTGCCCAGCCAGTAACTCAACATCTATCATCTGGCACTTAGAAGCCGCGTTAATACTCTTCACAACAGCGCGCCCAATAAGGCTTAGCACCTGACGCTGAAGGTTCTGCATCGTTCCCATCAGAATGGCTCCTCCTTCACTTTGCGTTTTTTGCCACCCTTCGCTTTCTCGTCTTCCGGCTCCGGAAGATAAGCATCAGGCGGCCCGACACGCAGCTCTGTCAGTGTGCCGTTATTGTCTTTGGTGAATGAGACTTCAGCGATGAGCAGTTCGCGGTTATTGAACCCACAAACCGGGTCGTAAACGATGACGCGCTGGTTGGGTTGCCACAACACCCCGTCACCCTGACGCCAGCCCCAGACCGTGTAGGTGGTTTCATCAGTACGCGCAGCACGCTGGCGGGATTCGAATTCTGCACGGGCAATGCAGCTCGCACCTGTGGCCTGCCCTGTTTGCTGAACCGCCATCGGGCGATAACGCCCTATTGAGGCATCAGTGGTTTTTGCCCGTAACGCCGTTGTGGTGGCCACACCAAAGTCATCATCATTCCCCGCGCGCTGGCCGGAAACCTGATACGTTGAAAACCGCTCGCGAATACTCTTTTCGGTATCGCAGGAAAGGATGTTTTGCCCCAGTACCAGCGCAGTGCGCGCACGCGATGAGCCGATACCGCCAATAACCAGACGTCCTTTTGGATCGTCATAAGCCAGCGCCTGCTGCTGACCCAGCATTTTGTTCAGCACCTCAATAACCGTTTCACCATGATCGGGCTGAACGCCCGGAATAGTCGCTGCCGGTGCGCCTGAATTGATGACCGAAATACCAAAAGGTTTTGCCAGAACTGACGCTACCTGAACCAGTGACTGCCCGTTGAACTGGGTTGGCTCTGCAGCACAATCGATGAGATCGGCGGTCAGGCTGCGACCGCTAATCCCGGTACTGACAGAACGCGCATCGTAGCGGACAGGTGTGGCTTCCACCCATCCGGTGACAACAAGGTCATCACCAATCAGCACCTCAACTTTATCCCCGTTTTTGACGCGGGGTTGAAGGGATACAGAGCCATTCCCACCAGGCCATTCACGTGTAATTTCCACACTGAAATCCCGTGCGATTCGTTCAATCCCTGCGCCAATACGCACGGACGTCCAGCCGCCCCACTCGCGTCCGTTAACCCTTAGCGTTACGTTGTCGTTCATCGTACGGGAACCCTCAGTGGTGACACCGGAACAAAGCCGGGATGGGCCACGGCGTTACGTCGAACAATGTCTGATTCACGCGACGCGTTATCAAACCAACTGGCGGCCAGCACCAGCGCAGGTAGTACGTCATCCGGCGTACGCTCAACCGTTTTTTGCGTCTGCGACAGGCGAGTTTTAATGTCAGTATTGAGGTCGGATTTCACGCGACGAAGCGCCAAAAATAAACGGTCATCCGTTGTTCGACCCAGCTCTTTATCAATGGCGGTATTCAGCGTATCGCGGATGTCCACCAGCTCATCCCATGAGGGAACATCGGCAACGACAGTTTCTTCAGGCGCATTATTCAGCGCCGGGTGTGCCACAGAAGGCCATCCAGAGGCTTGCTGAGTTTGTTCCTTTGTCGCTATTGCAGGTGTTGGCAATGTTGTAACGGCATAAACCGCCTCGCTTATGGCGGTTGTGCGTACTGCACTGGCAACATAATTACCCTGTTCCTTGCTGCTCTGTGTGCTTTTGCTGTCTGTTTTCCAGATGCCTCGCGGGGCCATATCTGATCCCAACGAAATCCCGGCAAACCCCTTAATCATTTTCATAACGTCGGAAGCATTTCCAGATAGTCTGTTCGCCGTGCGCCACACTTTCTGAATGGCTTCGACATATCCTTTTCCTGATGACGGAGGAGGAAGAAGAACAGAAATGTCGCCCTGCATAAGCCTCGCAGCGTCTGCAACATAGCTGTCGACCATCGACATGGAATCAGACACAAAGTCCAGGATACCAGTGGCGCGCTCAAGCACGTCACCCTGAGCGAAGTCAGGCAAACCATCCATGCCAAACTGGTCAAAGTTATCGCTGATACAGTCATCCAGTGCAGAACATGAGGACACCAGCGTATTCGCCGTGGCTGCGCCCGCCGTTGGATAGGAAAGCTCACCCGCTTCGACAAACTGCAGATCAAAGCGCACCATGCGCCCTTCGCTGCTCGTCGTGCTGACTTTAACTTCGCCATCGACACAAACACTCGACTCACCATAGGTCGGGTGAACAAGTGTTCCCGGCCCCGGTTTGTTGAGCGCTTCAATTAGTCTGTCGCGCTGATCGAAACAATCATCGCCTATGACATAGGCGGTGATATTTGGCCGGAAGGTGACCTTACCGAGATCTTCGGTGTAGGGTTTATCGCGGTTGGGGTATTCGTGTGTTTCAACTCTACGACCAACTGCTGCACCTTCGCCTTCGACCTTAAATGGTACGCCACGGAATGACGCATCCTGAAGCCTATCTTTCCACGCCATAGAAACTCCGGACATAAAAAAACCCGCCGAAGCGGGCTTATGCTAATGAATTAATTACTTCGTTAAGAAAAGTGCGTTTTGATAGTTTTTTTGTTGGCCGTCGATAAACTTCTTAATGTTTTCGTGTGAAAAATCTTTGATGTATGAGCCTTTAACCATAGGTATTTCTTGCTCGTCCAGTGTTAATGTAAACAAAGGCTGATGTTCACTTGTATAACGTACCGCTGAGGTAACTTCCAGTTTGGCATCATCAATAACACTAAGATTTTCTGCTGTTAAACGCACATCATCTTTACTCTTCCCTGAATTAAGGGTCTTGAGTATCTCCGTTATTTTCGCATCCAATTCATTTGAAAAATCATCTGGGTTCCCACTGGATATTAAAACTTGTTCACCTTCTTTAAATATTAATCTAGCACTCAGCAATTTTTCCTCTTTGTATACATCACCTAATTTTACAGAGCCTCCAGCAAGGGGGATTACATGCTCATTCTTAAACGAAATGTTATCAGAGATGATAAGCGCAGAAAAAACAACCGACACACCAATTATTACACTGGCAATTATATGATTTTTCATGATGACCTTGAGTGATTAACTATTATTGTTCGCTATATACAAGATAGCGATCTCAAAATACATCGTTCTATCCACCCATGCCAATCTTTCCTATCCGGGTGTAACCAACATCATGATTTACTTCAATTCCGGACGAACTGGAATCAGTAACGCTCATCCCTGGTGGGGCATCTTTGAATTGTACCGTAATGGAACCCTGATTTTTTGAAGCGCCGCCATTCTGAATCTGATATGGATTATAGCCTGAACTCGCCGCCCCAGTCCCATATGCCCCATAACCACCAGTCCCCCACTGGACAGCATTAGCAGCAGCAACAGTATCACTGGCTCCATCAGAGAGCCATTCAATAATGGGTTTGAGCTTATCCCACATGTCCTGAAACCATTTAACAACCGGCCCCCAGTTGTTTATTACCATTCCAAGCGGTGTCCAGCCAAACATCGTTTTAATGGCCTCCCATCCCGCTTTAAAGTATGGTCCTATAGTTTCCCACATATTTTTGAAATATGGTCCAATAACATCCCAGTTCGAAATAATCAACCCAGCGGCCAGTGCTATACCCGTAGCGATCATGCCTATTGGCGTCATTGACATTATTCGACTGACCATACTGATAGCTCCACCCACGCCCATAAAAGCCAGCTTCAAAACAGTCAATCCAGCAGCAAGACCAAACGCGCCACGAATCACTCGAGGGTTTTCATCTGCAAACTTTGTGAAACGTTCGCCAAGATCGCCAAGCCATATGGTTATGCTTTTGGTATCACCTGAAAACGCACTGCCGATAGCGGCCAAGCCATTAGTTGCTGTGCCTGTCATCGCTTCCCAGAGGTTTGTCAGGGTTCCAAGTTGAGCCTCAACACGCTTATTCAGACTGGCCTGTTTATTCATTTTTTGCTGAATCTGATCGTAGCCATCTTTACCTTTGTCGATGAGGGCATTCACTACCTGCAGGGTTTCCGCATCATCTCCAAAGAGAGTTTTTAGTACAGATGTTTTATCCGTATCTGTAAGTTTGCGTAGCTTGGCCAACTGGCTAAACATTTTGTCCAGACCACCAAAGCTACCTTTCCCGTCAGTAAAATCCAGTCGAACACCCTGTGTTTTTAGCGTCTTGTTCGTCGCTCTGACCTTCTTAATATCAAGTCCTGATTGAATGACTTTTCGAAGGGCGTTACCAGCTGACTCGCCCTGCATGCCCATCTGATCCATCATGACGCTGATAGGCGCAAGCCCCTGAGCGGCCTTAAGTCCATCCTTGTTCACCATTTTCAGGACTGAACTGGTTTTGGTAAAAAATGACAACATGTTGGTATCGTCCACTCCCAGATAAAATGCCTTCTGGATGGTATCGAACAAGCCCATCATGTCATCTGAAGCAGTTCCCGTGGCATCCTGCATTTTCGCGGCGAACTCAGCCGCAGCTTCAGGTGTCTTTTTAAGCTGAACAGCAAGGTATGCTGTCGCTTTGCCCACTCCACCCAGAATGTTTTCTGCCGGAATACCCTGGCGAACCAGCATCTGCATCATGTTCTGAAAATCAGCAGTCGTGCCAGGTAACTGATTCCCAAGCCCAACAGCCAGTTTGTTTATTTTTTCAAAACTTTTGCCGACGTTACCATCATCCTGCATCATCGCGACTTTTAACCCTGTCGCCGCGTTCTCCTGATCCGCAAAGGCCTTAAGTGATACAGTTAATCCTGCAGCAAGTCCGCCAGCCATGGCTAAACCACCTTTCGATGCCTCTTCTGCCTGACGTTTAAATCCGCGAATATTTTTCTGCATCCGCGAAAGTGCAGGAGATAATTTATCCACGCCGGTGATTAGCGCTTTAAGCTCAAACTCAGCCATTACGTTTTTTCTCCTGCTCTATCCTGTTCGCCTGGCTGACCAGCAGAGGAATCTCACTGATTGGCATTTTCAACAGTTCAAATGGGTTAATGCGCCAGTAACTGGCGCAGTCAAAAAAACGGTCAGTGAGATAATCAGCTGTCAGGCCTGGAGGAAAAAACCTGCAACCAGCCAACCTGCGCTGTTAAAGTCGCATGGTTTCATCTGATCAACCGTACTTAACGGTACGTTCGCGAGCCGCACGATATACTTCGCAATGATATGCGCCTGCAGTTTTACAGACTCATCCTGGTTCATCTGATAGGGATAACCCAGTTCGCGAACATCTTTACCAGTGGGTTCGTTGAACTCCAGAACACTGATTGTTTCACCATGTGCTGTGACTGGGTGTTGTAGCTCAAGTTCTTGCATTACTGGTAATCCCCTTCTTCACCGTGGAATTCAAGATCCGCCGTGCCTTCTTCGGCGTTGTGGTTTGCCTCACCGTGCAGCCAGGCAGACGACAAGACATAAACCTGACCGTTTGCCAGCTCCGCGGTAATGGTCATCTGGTCTGAGGTGGTAACTTTGTTGACCGGAAAATCTTTCGGCACTTTGAAGGTGCCTTTGATATATGGCGCGCGGTGCGTTTCTTTACGATCCACCGAGCCATCAAGGCCAATGACATCATCATTGACCTTAGTATTCATCGGCACCTCAATACCGCCGGTCATGGATAATTGCTGACCATCAATTTTGAAATAACAAGTACCTGCAATGCGCGGCATTATGCGGACTCCTCTTGATACTGAAGGCGGAACTGGTTAAGCAATGCAAAGACGCGCAACTGGTTAACGTAATCAGGCGGGTAAAGCACGTTGATGCGAGACGGGTCAGTGGCGTCGCGTTCGACGATCAGGTGCTGCTTAAACAGTTCGTAATTTTCGACGATGCCCGCACGTTCCATCTGGCGGTAAGTGGTCAGAAGCTCACCTTTGATCACCGCTGGCGTAACAATTGCCTGGCCGGGTCCAAAACGAGTACCGTCGTTCGCCAGTTTGTGGCGGCCATACTTACTGGTGATCACCACTTTAAGACGCCGCAGAACATAGGCGCTGGTATGCAGTGTCTCGCTGTCGAGATAGCTGTTATCCGCTACGCCATACGCATTCTTTTTATAGGTCGTAATATCACGCTGCACGCGCAGAACACCCCCTTCTGCATACGCTGTCGCAATACCGTGCGTCAGTAGTGACTGCTGCTCGGAGCGAATAAAGCGTTTGCCCGTTGGAGGAGGAAGCATGCCTGTCAGCTCGCCAGTTTGTGTCGGACGTGCGGGGTCGATACGCAGGAACACTGCGGCGCGTGCTGTGCGGCTTGCTGCCAGTTCATCCGGGTTCGACTGAACCGTTTTTTCATAGCCTGCCAGCGTGACATGCGGATCATTGAACATATCACCTACGGTGATCAGGTCACTGATTGCAGCAATTTTTGCCGTATAGACGTGACCATAAATCTGTCGTAACCAGCTCCAGCGCCCGCTGGTATCGTTCATTTCCAGCGTGAAGATGTTCATGGACGCAGTATCGTTGAACGGGTGACCGATATAGTCGAAAGGCTCGTCGCCCATCGCGGCAATCGTGCCTGTCAGCAGTGGCGCACCAGCACCAGCCACACCAGATGCAATGGCGATCAGCACGCCAGCCGGGAGTTTTTCGCCACCGCTGAAACCGTAATAGTTCAGCGCGACAGGAATGTCATTCGCCCAGGTGCCTTTATGCCGTGATGTGAGTGTGACAACACCGGCTGCCGAAGCGGCGGTAAATGGCGTCTGGCCGTCAGCAGTGATGGCGGCAGAAATAGCGGATGCAACAGCTGCAACATCGTCGCCAGCTGTCACGTTAGCCTGAATGCGACGTCGCCCAATGTACAGGCTAATAACCCCGGACTCTGTGGCCGCTCCTGTCACCGTCAGGGTGAACGTTGCCACCGTTCCTGTGTCAGGAACAGCAACCACCCACAGCTCACCAAATGGATCAACAAGCCGATAGGCTTCCACCATGCGCGCAAGCTGACTGCCCGCGCCGCACTGCTGAATGGCGTAATCCTTTGATGGCATGAAAACCAGCTGGTTGGTCGCAATGGCTGCGCCAGTGTTCACATGGCCAATCAGTAACGAAGGGGCGCTGGTCTGCGCCGTATTCGCCGCGCTGTTATCCATCTCGGCATAAAACAGCGGGACGCGAAGATCAGACGGAATTGTATTCATAGAGACTGTCATTTAGTGCTCACCTTCTTGTCCGGTGCTGCGCCCTGAGATGGCGTCACCACCTCAATATCTCCGTCATTTTCACGACGGTACCAGTACTGGCTTGGTTCGACATTTCGCCCTGCTGCAGGCAAAAGGTCACCCCGGGCAGGATCATGAACTGACCGCCTGTCTTTGGGTTTCACAAACATGGTGTTCCTCAGGAAGGAAGGTTTATTTCGAGGTGGTGTTCGATTTTGCCGTCAGGGCCATGACCGGGATCGATAAAATCCACATCAATCGACAACGTTTTGAAATCATCCAGGTCGTTCAGCTCATCCTGCTGGCGGGTGTCATCTTCTGTAAGCTCTTTCAACACAGTGAAGTCGAACTGGTAGCTCAGTTCATGCCGGTTCACATCAAGCAACGTACCACCAGCATAGGTGATCGGGTTTCCGCGTTCTTCAGGATTCCAGCCCAGGATCGCCTTAAACAGTGACTGCCGCACATCGTGAACAACATCATATGAGGCAAACTGACCACGCTCATCCCGGCCATTGCTGACAAACACAATGACGGAAAATCCTTCGGTCAAATCCTGCCAGTAATCCGTCTGGCTTTTCTGTTCGCCGGGTGAGTCGTCGCCGGGAACAACATAAGCCGCCGGCAGTTTCATCTTCCCGACTTCCGGCAAGTCCTTAAACTGCGCAGCACCCGCTACACGATTCTGGAATTCCGGGCAACGCGCCCGAAGTGCTGCAATAATCGGGACCAGTTTCATCAGCGTCGTTTCTCCGGTTTGAGTGAGAGCCGCAATTCACGCGCAAGGTAATAGCGCGTCCACGGGCTGTTTTTGTTGAGTGTCTCAACCATAAAATTATTACGTGGAGCCATGCGCCAGCCGCTACCACCAGAAGCGCCGCGATGATGACTGCGGCGGCGCTTAGCGCCCCCACGGACGCCGTAAAACAGGAATGCCGGATAGAAATCGCCCGTAATCAGCCGGTTCCCCTGCCCGTTCCGCTGGTTTGGCGCGATACGCGTCATAAAACCAGGTCGGTTCTTGCTGGCTCTCGGTACCATATAGCCAATGGATTTCGCAAGGCGACCGCTCTGGTACCCTGGATTTTCACCGGGTTCTGAACGCCCGCGTCGCATCACCAGTCGGCGCGCATCACGCATATGGCGCTGGCCGATATGAATAAACGCTCGCCGGACGCGTGCCCGGTTAAAGCGCATCTCTTTCGGCTGCTGAAAATCAACGTGAAAAAAGGGAGTCGCCATTACCATTGCCTCCGGTAGTTGCTGTCTCAACACCCAGCTCGGTACATTCAAGAAGCAGGAAACGCCGCTTACTGTTCAGGTCACGCGCGCGCTTAACGCGGTACACCTCATCTCCGTTCACCACCTCAAAATCAGACGTGATGCCACTGCGCCAGCGAAGGGTGATGTAATGGCTGATCGCATTGTCGGTTTGCGCCGTTTCCTGGTACGTGGTTGCGCTGGTCTGGACTATCTTTGCCCAGGCAAAGAATGAAACCGGGTATTCTGGTTCAGTACCGTAATCAGCCGAGGGGACATCCACCCTTTTACGCAGCTGTACCCGCTTATCCAGTTCGCCAGGATCAGGAAGTAAATACGTCGCGCTGGTTTGCGCCTGTCGGAGTTTCATAGCGGTATGAACCGATAGGGCCCGACCAGCCAGGTGAATGACTGCGGCATTTCCGTCTTTTCAACCTCAGACACCGAGGAACGATTCTCGTAAAAGTGCGTGGCCAGAAGCAGCATCCCCATCCGTATGTCATCCGTCATGACCAGACCGTCAGGATCGTTACTGGGTACGCTCGTCTCATACAGAGTACGATTCAGGAATGTCACCGTTCTGGACTCGACGGCACCACCAATCAGAGTCAGCAGCTCGTCTTCCTCGGTGTAATCTTCTTCCAGCCGAAGCTGGCGCTTAATTTCACTCAGTTCAAGCAGCATAAGAATCCTTATGCCCGCCAGATAACGGGCATAAAAAAACCGCTTTCGCGGCATCATTTGACAGTGATATGAATTACGGTGCTTTGCCCACCAGCGCTTTGATGGCCGCGGTATCTTCCAGAACGCAATCGAAGCGATGGAATGCCAGGAACGCGGTCTGATCGTATTCCGCGTAACGCTCTACCAGACGTTTCAGTGTCATGTAGGCAACGCGGCGGACGATGAAGCGGTTAAAATCACCAAGGAAGATAAACTTCTTACTGGCGGCAATGGAGTCGATCGCCTGGTCAATAACGTAAGGGATGCCCAGCACGGTTGCAGGCGTACCGCCAATAACATCAGGTAGCCACAGAGGACGTTTCTGATCGTCAACCATCTCTTCAATATACTGAAGCGTTGTATCGTTGAAAGCCCAACGGAAATTAGGCCCACCGCGATAAGCGGGGTCAAGCGCATGCTTCAGGCTGTTCATTTCCTGCCACTGGAAAGAGGCAGCGTTACCTGTAGAAACCGTACCAGTGACAGATGCAACAAGACCTTTCGGCTGGATAGGTGTGCCAACGCCAGTACCCTGCACCAGGTATTTCGCCTCGCCACGGCCAATACGCTGAGCAATACGTGAAGCCAGATAAGCTTCGATATCCACACCACTGTCCTGTAACAGTTCATTCGAGACCCGAATGGTTTTTGAGGACAATTTTTTGGCGCCAAGGGTTGCAGTACCAAAGGTTACATCACCTTCGGTAGCTGCGGTATTTTCCGCAAGAAGCTCCCCTTCTTCCGTGGTGCCATCAGACGTTGACCAGGTAATATCCTGACCCGTTGAGGTATTGAGGATTTGCGCGATGCTGGCAATACCGCCATAGGCTTTCATCGCTTCAATAATCGTGTTGCGCATCTGGGTCGGTACTGTATAACCACCTTTATCATCAGGAGAGGTACCCTGTGCGCGAATTTCTTTTACCGCCTGCCGTTCTTCAGCCGAAAGCTCATTGAAGCCATGACGAAGAAGACGATCAAATGCTGCGGCCCTACGTTCATCAGCTTTCGCATCTGGGTTCGCAGGGTCTTTGTTCTGTTGATGACGATTTTCTTTTTCATTATCGTCAACATAGTTCTGATCCTGGCGACGCAACTCGTCTTCACGGGCAATGCGCACATCAAGCGCGTCAAGCTCTGACTTTGCTGCGCTCCACTGGGTACGCTGTTCTTCAGTCCAGGTGGTATCGCCAATTTTTTCGTGCAGGGCACGCATATCACTGGCGATAGTGTTACGTTTTTGCTTCATTTCGTGCAATTTCATGGTTTTTCCTTACGCATTAAGAAGAGTCAGCAGGCGCTCGCGCCCTATACGTTGATTAATGGCTTGCGCCAGCGCGCCGCTGTCGCGCGCTTCCTGCCAGGCTTTCATGGAACGAATCCCAGAGTCGGCCTCCTGATAAGCCGGATATGTCACCGGGCTAACGTCAAAGAGACGTGAAAAACGGTTAATCTCGCGGATAACGATCCCCTCATCATCCTGGTACCAGCTCTCGCCATCATGCGCGACGCGGAAAGCAAAAGACGACTGGTTGATATCACCGCGCATCATCGGGGCCAGAACCAGATCGCGAATGGTCTGAGTATCCGGCGCCGCGATGCCATAGCGCAGGCCTTTATCATCGACGTTCACGTTTAACGTTCCTGACGAACTGCGCCCCAGAATAAAGTTAGGATCATGGTTAAACAGGCCGCGAATATCGTCACCCAGTACATCATCGAATGCGCCTGGCTTAATGATTTCGCGAAATCCCCAGAGCGGCTCAGAGCGGCTGTTAAATACCGAGCCGTAACCGATAATCCGCGTGGGTTGTTCCCCTAGCTGTTCGGCACGGACCTCACCGCTGTAACAGCGAGTCTCGCGATCACTCATCGGTTTTTTCCTCTTCGGTTTTGGGTTTCTTAAAGTCGTCCGCAGGGTTGGCAGCATTAACGCTGACAAGCATTTCATCCAGGCCGTCAACCGGGTTCATATCCTCGAAAGCGCGAGCTTCGTTGCGGCTCATCCAGCCATCGGTGATCGCAAAGTGATAGAACTGCGCGCGTTCCTGCGGAGTGCCGCGTAACAGGCCTGTGAGGTTGAAACGGACGTAATACCCGGCGGCCAGTTCGGCGCGGGTAAACAGACGGCGGTTAAGCTCCTGTTCCCAGTTCGTCACCCAGGGCATCATCGAATAACGCACAAACTGAATAGCCTGCTGCGTGATATTGCTGAAAGTGGCTTTCTCCAGGTCGTTAATCATGTGCGCCGGCACGTTGAATATCCCGGCAATCATCGAACGGTTTAGCTTTGACATGTCAATGATCTGAGCGTCAATCGGCGAGACAGTGAGCGCCCTGTAATCCAGATCGGCAGGCAGAAGCATGGTTTTGTTTTCCTGGCTACGTAGCGCCAGCGCGGCCTTCTGCCACACCTTTTTGAGCCTCTCCCACCCCTCTGATTTAATCTCGCCTTTAACCGTCACGATCCCGGCAGGACGCGCATTACCGCTGAAAAAACTCTCGGTGTACTTCTGGCCGCTCATGCCCATGCCGATCGTTTCTGCATGCTGCATCACCGGACTGAGGCCCATTTTTTGGTTATTCCCCAGCGCCCGAATGTGGATCATATCGTCAGGGCTGATAGCAAATGCCCCCTCCTCGTTATAAAGCCCGTAGGTGTACCGGCCACCAGTGTTAATCAGCGTGGTTTCCCATGGCATGCAGCAGTCCAGTGAAATAACCTCTCCGCGCCTGCTGCGCGTGACCCTGGTGTATCCATTACCCCAGCCGAGAATGTGCCGCTGCTTCAGCTCGCGCCACTTGTAGCTTGTCTGCCAGGTGTTTGGCTCGTCGTGCACCAGGTAAAATGCTGGATGATCACGCGCAGGTTCAACTTTCCCGTTGTGCTTTCGCATGACATGCAATGGCATCTGGGCAAGGTTGGAAGACAGGACATAAATGCAGGCATATACCGCGGCCAGCTTCATGGCGGTTTCAGGGCTCACGTACACATCCGCTCTGAACAGTCCGTCAGCGTCCAGCACGTCCCCCGTAATTGGTGTGGCAGGGTTCTCCAGAGATTCACTTCTGAATAAAGAATCAAGCAGCACGTGTCCCCCTTCTGGCCATCACCAGCGCGCCCACCAGCATCAGGCCGCCGGAGAACATTAACGCCGGGGCTAACCCGAACTGCAGGTAAAACCCGGCGGTGAGCAGGCCGTACCCGGCCAGCCCGATAACATCAGCAATCAGTGATTTCATAGAATTAACAGGTCATCGTCCGGATCAAGAGATGAGAGGAAATCGCCAGGCTCTTTGAGCATTGCCCGCCCGATCGTCATAATCAGCGCAACCGCGCCGTCGATTTTGTTTTCGTTCTGCTCTTTGATAGGTTTCACCACATCGTCGTTACCCGGCAGATTTTTCCCGACCACGTTACTGATACACCAGCTCATGATCGGGTTGCCGTCGTGGTGAAAGCGGCCTGACTCAATAGCGGCTTCAAGCTCTTTCATTGGGTCTGACATATTGGTGTAGTTCTGAGTGATCGTGATGGGGCTTAAATCTTCATCAGCAAGATTGTGAGAAAGGCCGGTGGCCCCGAAGGGGTCAATCGGTGATTCACTTACCGGGTTCAGTTTGTTTGCCGCTTTTGCCTCTTCGAGGATGTAGCGATAATCAACTTCAGCCCCATCGGTCACGGTCAGTAACCCCATCTCAACCCATTTTTGAAAACGTTCCGCCGTGCGGCGATCCTCATTTTTTTCCACGCTGAACACCGTGTCATAAGGCACCCAAAAACGGGGAGCAATGCAGTAAAAATGAGTTTTCCCGTCAATTTCGCGGGTGAACAGTCGCGCCATGCTGTTCATATCCAGCTTGCGGGCAAGGTCGAAACCCAGAATACACGGCTGACCTTCGAACATTTCCAGTGTCAGAGTCTTGTCCTCGCAGTTCTGCCAGGACACCAGGTTATAAAATGCCGCGCGGGCGGCAACCCAAATATTGAGGTGCTTTGTTTTGAACACGCCAGCCTGGCGGGCGTTGTTGATGGCGCGCTGCTGCTGACTAAGGAGAAAGTCGCGGTAAACCGACACCCCCATGTTCGGGTTTGCTTTCTCGAGCACCTTCGGGTCCGTCCAGTCGTCGCCTTCATCGACCGTAAAGATCACACCAAACAGTTCCTCATTCGGAACGGTTCCGTTCAGCATCTCAATAACTTCGCGGCGCTTGTCGTAACATGGCCCTTCAATATTGTATCCCGCTGTAGTGATTGCCCACATAAGCGGCTGGCGGCGTGCGCCCATCCCTGTCAGCATCGTGGTATACAACGAATCAGTCGGATGTTCGTGATATTCATCGACAATTGCGCAGTGCGGCGAAGAACCGTCGCCGGGGTTACCGATTAGCGGCTCAAAGCGTGCGCCGTCTTCAGGACGGTTGAGGTTTGAGGCATTCACCTCAATACCGAATGCCTCCACCAGCAACGGTGTACGCTTGCACATCAGGCGCGCAGGTCTGAATACTTCCCACGCCTGCTTTTCTGTTGTCGCGCCGGAGTAAACCTCGGCGCCGAACTCGTTGTCGCAGGTGAAGCAGTAAAGTGCAACACCCGCCGAGATCGCTGACTTGCCATTCTTGCGCGGGATCTCCGTGTAAACTTCGCGGAATCGACGGAGCTTTGACCCTTTTTGCACCCAGCCAAAGGCGCAGCAAATAATGAATAATTGCCAGGGTTCCAGGGTGATCGGCATCCGCTTGAAAGCCCATTCGCCCTTTGTATGGGGCAATAACTGAATAAACTTTGCCGCTTTTTCCGCCATATCTTTATCAAAGCGGTATCGGAATTTCCGGCTCTTCTCCTGTGCCATATCATCGATATGGCGCTGGCAGGCCTGAATGACATACTGGCACGCCGGGACTTTCCCCCGCACAACGTTGCGGGCGTACTGGTTCGCAGCATTTACGTTGGGGTACGATTTCCGGGTCATGAGTTGATCATCTTCAGAAATGGATTGGAGGTTTTCTTCTGACCAGCGAGGCCGATCAGGCGCTGCCGGCTACTGGGGTCAAGACCCAGCATAGAACCGGTAGAACTCATCTCCGATTCCTGTTCTTTCTTGGCGGTCAACTCAGGGTTTTTAATCTTGCCGCCCATCGCACCAACAATGGTAAGCCCTTCTTTCGCAATATTTCTCACGGCTCGCCGCCAGAATTCATAAGCGACACACCAGCGTTCAAGCACGGCAAGATCGGTAACGCAAAGCAAACCCTGACCACATAATTCTTTGGTGGTCATTTCCCACATGATGGTTGCCATAGGTAAGCCATCGTCTTCAAAAAACCATTCCGGCGCTGCCACTCCTTTAATGGGTGTGAACACCGGTTCTTCTTTATTCAGGGCGCGCTTGCCGGGATTACCAGCCAGTTCCTTGCGCGCCGTTGGCTTTGGCCGACGCCCGGAACGCCCCGCCGTTCCAGCCATAAGCGATGCTCCTGGTTAAATTTGATTTTTCGCGGGTATAAAAATACGAGGAGGCGGGCAGTCCGGAAGGCAGGGGGCTGCAGAGATTTGACCTCCCCCTCCCCCTGGCTGATACAAATGACATTCATTCTCATTTGATGTGAGGTGTCGTCTCACATCAATATGGTATTGACAATCATTATCATTTACGCCCTTCTTTCCCGGTCTTGGTGGCGTGGCATGACCAGCACAGGCTCTGGAGGTTGGAGTCGGCATCTGTACCGCCGTGAGCCTTCGCCTTGATGTGGTCCACGCAGGACGCCTGCTTCACGACTCCCTGCCGAAGATGGTTCTGACACAGCCCTTTGTCGCGCTTAAGTATCCGCTCCCGGATGACTTCCCACTTCGTCCCGTAGCCGCGCTGGTGACGGGATTGCCCTGGCTTATAGGACTTCCAGCCTTCACCTTTGTGATTTTCACAGTAGCCAGACGGGTCTGTTGTGGTGTTCCGACAGCCGCGAACGCGACAAGCCTTCGGTGTGCGCAGTGGCATATTCACTCCCCAAAAAAACGCATAGCATTATCGCAGGCACTCAGTGAATGCCTGCTGTAATGCCCATCGTGATGACCATTAAAAAAGCCACTCGAAAGTGGCCTTTGTGATGGAAATAAAAATCCGCCTTGATGCGGATGGGGAAAATCTTCAAATTTTTACAAATTCATCAATATGATAAAGGTGAATGAATTTTTCATCAGGTCCACCAAAAATCTGAGTTATCGATTCGTTGTCCCTATCAGCAACAATGATGTGCTTTTCATTTGTGCCCGGCATGAATGATGCTTTTACAACATACTTGAGGTGATGCAAGAACTGCGCGTGGAGCTCTCTTGCATCTTCAATCGGAGTGTTTTCTATAAGCTCAAAATATCGAAATGCCATTGTTACCCTCCATAAAATGAGACTTCATCATCAATGGATTTTTGTAACATGACAACACTAAAATTCAACCAACAGCCATTATCAAGCCCACCCGCAAATGGGCTTTGTAATGGCTACTATGCTGGCTGAATATCAATGAAGTACTCTTTGCCCTGCTCGAACTGCTCGAATGCTGCCGGGTTCGAGATGTGCATCTGCAACAGGCCACCAGGTGTGTACTTTGACCACGCCTTGTTTTCGGGGGTATCTGCGGTAACAGGGCTCATGTGGATTGTGCGGTGTGAATCGTCATCTGCTTTCTGAATAAAGTGGCAGCGGAATTTAGCGCGAACGGACATGTGGTTTCCTCAGTTGTTAAAAAGCCCCGCTATTGCGAGGCTCGGTGTTCTTCAATCTTCCGGATGCCAGCCTTGTCGATGTTGCACTGGCCCAGCGCTGACAACAGACTGACATTCAGATCCAAACTTTCCCCATAGGTCAGCGGGTCGGGAATGGCTGGCTGAGCCGTCTCAGAAGTCAGGTTTGCTGGTAGCGGTACCGCCGGAACCTTCACGTAAACTGTCCGCGTATTGCCGCAGCCGGTCAGCAGCTGCAGCAGGAACAGGCCGGCGAGAGCAATCATCACCCGCAACAGCCACGTTGATATATGCCTGGGTTCTCTGTGACTCCAGTGCGATCTGGTTTTTTGCATGCTGGTTGGCTCCCAGAATCATATTGGTGATGGCAACGGTTTTCAGTACGTTATCCATTACAGCGCGGTTACTGTTGTTTTCAGCCTGTAACATGCTCAGGCTGCTGTTGATGCGGGTGTTTTCATTCCAGAGCCAGGAGAAGATAACCAGCGCACCAATAGTCAGCCACCAACGCCAGTGCGCTTTCATCAGCTCAAAGGCGGTAGTAAAGGCCGTCATGCTTCGCTCACAGAACGCGATCCCGTCATGATCGGGAGCAGGCGCGTATCCTTCGGCTCATTGACCGGCCAGCGATAGCCACTGACCCGAGAGCGCGAGAAGACTCTGATATTGATGGCATCTGACTGATTACCACCCAATACCATCAGGTCACCATTTTGCTGCTGTCCGACCACAAATCCGACATGGCCGCCGCCGTCACGACTGAATACCACAACACAGCCATAGGCAGGTTCGCGAAGTTCAACGCCCCAGTTGAGGTAAGATTTTGCTGATTCAAAACGGGTGGATTTAATACCAACACGTTCAAGCATTGCGCCGACATAGGCTGCACACCACGGCGTTTCATCATCTTTAATTCCGCCTCGTTTAATGTCCTTCCAGAACTGGAGAATTAACGGGTTATGACGCGGCCCTTTTATTTCCAGTTGCCCAATATATTTTCTTGCCTCAGTAAGCCAGCGTGGATCATTTGGCATCGCTTCCTCCAAACCTGACGTTAAATACTCGCGTTGCAACAATTCGTACCTGCTCAACGCCAACGAAACCCAGCGCGCCACCGATAGCAATGGAAAGTGACTGCGGAAGACTGAAATACTCAAGTGCGGAAACAGCTGTCAGCGTCATGGCGCCACACATCAACCCTTCCAGCACCATCTTTTTCCAGCCGCCACCACCATACGCAATCCGCAGTACAGCCATCGTTACCGATAAAAGAACTGCGCCCATTGGGGTATCACCGCGCCACCAGCTATTAAGTAACTCAATTAACTCCGTCCAGGAGTGAGGGTCGTTGTGCATTTTCATGGTCTCTCACCTCCGATAGTTCGGATGGCGCTGTGTGATGAAAGGAGGATCAGGCTTCACGGGCTGATTTATCAATAGTGCGTATCGAGGATGATTCCCATGATCCTGAAAATGAAAAGGCCACCATATGGCAGCCTTAATATGAATAATTTAGTTTAGTTAGCTTGGTAAGTGTTGCTGATTGCCAATCCACTTAAACGAGTCAAAAACACCCTGAATAATACTTTGCATTTTTGATAACGATTCAGGTGAAATGTCCACTTCACCATAGTGACCATCAGACATAGTTGTTCCGAATTTGGTGCCATTCAGATTATTCAATGCTAATGCCCCTTGCGGTGCATTTATGAAGGTATTACTTATGGGCTGGAGATTTAAAGGTTTTTTCTCTCCCCCAGCGCCAAGTCCTCGAGCCCTATCTTCGAGATGTTGAGTTGAATTCCTAACCCCTCTGAGATCAGGGAAATCTTTACCTATCTGAGCGTGTAGAATTTTTATCGACTCAGGAGCATAAGGTTCATTCGAAATAACCTTTATAAACTTATCAATAGCATCAAGAGCATAAAGAAAAGATTTTGCATAGATAAAAATCACACAATGCTTGTGGCTACGTGGGATTTCACCAGAACTCCACTTTACTCGTTTAAACCGCACATCCACCTCAAATTGTAAGTTTTCAGAATACTCAAAAGTGGATAAACCTAACTCCTCACGAACTAGTGTTTCGATGGTTCTTCGTTCTTGCATTTCATTTTCCCATTGCAATTGCGAAAACCCTTGTTGTTCTACTTGATTATTTTGCTGCTGCATAAATAAATTTAATGCAACATTAGCCTCATAAAATGCAGACTCAAGATGGCTCAAAAGCCGTTCTATTCTCCAAGACCAATCTTTATCTTCACTTTCAAGCCAGTTGCCAGGTTTAGTCAACTCAAATATATACATTTGCTCAACTCACAGGATAAGGGTAAAGCAATTATATTTAATTTTATAAAAAATGTTATGGACTATGTCGCATGACAAAAAACCCGCTCATCGGCGGGTTTATAAAACTTTGGCAACATATCAAATATGCTTCAAATATGGCTTATTTTGTTGCATTTTGCAAGCGCGTTTGAAGGAGATAGTGAAATTTAGTTCACATTTCTGCCACTTTGAGGGCTTCTTCATCCTCGTAGTTTTCAAGAGACATGGCCAGCGCAGACTCATCAAGCTGGGTAAAAACGGCCTTTAACCCAGCCCAATGCCCTGAATAGACGCGCAACCACGTCGAACGGTCAACGCTAACCATACGGGCCAGCGCCGCACCAGCGTAGTCTTTATAGGTTTCATTGTTTCGGGTTGCGGCAATTTCCTGCCCTGCAAGCCATACCAGGCCGACCAGCTTCTTGACTACGCGATCCTGAAACGAGGTTTCACCCAGGCATTTCTGATAAGCATTCCAGACGTATTCACACATCATCACCTGGTGTTTATAACTCAGGTCAAAACCGTAGCAGTACCGCAACCAGGCCTGCTGGTATCCACTAAGCGCGGAAACTGACCGGCGCCAGGAAGCGGACTCAAATTCCGCATCTTTTATCGGCGGCATTGGCCTGCGGCGGCTTCGCGTTTCCAGCACATACAGTGGTGCGGACAGTGAGTTAACAAAGCGGGCCCCCTTCTCTCCCTCGAGTTCGACGAGATGAATGCCACGGCGCGGGGTGGCTTTTTTATCTGCTGGTGGGTGTTCACTGAAAGCCTCAAGCTGCCCTTTTGCTCCCCCAGAAAGGTCAGGTAGCGCGCGGCGCAATTCTATTCTTACAAAATTCAGGTCTTGTTGATTCATGCTTCTTTTCGCTCCATACACTTAAGCTTTCGCAATTACGCCGATCGCCAGCGCCCGATCCATAAAACGCAGTAGCAGCTCAAGCTGCGTACCATGCTTCTGCTCGAATGCCGGTACATCGGCGTGTAACTCGTCGTGGCACTCTCTGCACAGAGGGATCACGAAGAGGTCATGGGCTTTTGTTGCTGTACCACCCATACCGTGCCCTACGATATGGTGCGGATCATCTGCTGGCCGTCGGCAACACTCACAGGGTTGTGTTTTAACCCAGCGGGTGTACGTCTCATTTACCCAGCGGCGACGTTTTGGCCTGAGCATGAAAGACTCTGGCGACTCCGGATCAACAGAAAGCGTGAGAATCTTTTTCGCCTTCTCCTGCACGAGGCTGGTTGCTGAAGCGGAAGGCACAATGTCGCTTTCCCTCATGACTGAGCGGACCTTCTCATCCGGAAGCCGTAGCCCCTTATGCGCGACGCTTTCCGGTATAACATCAGCCAGGTCGTTCCTGACCATCCACCAGCACAGTTCCGGTAGCGTCAGGATATGCGACTCGGGAAAACCTGAATCGTGACGAATGACTTCCAGAATCCAGGATACCAGGTTTCCTGCCGCTATATCTGCAAGCTGCTCGGTATGTTGCCCGGACAGGATGTGATCGCAATGCCAGCACAGGCGAATGCTTCCTGGCTCGTGCCGCATTATTGTGAAGTTCTTGTCGTGCCATGATGAATGTGGCCACTGGCATTCAAACCGAGAACTCAACCACTGCTCAAGGGAAGGAAGCCCACCGGCACGCTGTATAACCCGTTCATTCCCGAAAACCTGCCGCATTACCGGATCATCAGCCAGCGGCTGAATGGCGGTGGGAACAGCCCCGGTACTGAATGACGCCATTTCTTCTGGTTCAGGCTCGAGCAGAACGCGACCACGCATGAAGAGGTGCATCAGTTCCGCACCGGGACGAAACAACACAATCCCCATGCGATGGGCGATTTCGGGGGTAAGCAGAGCTCTCACGCTACCTGCCCCCTGGCAATGTGTTCTGCCCACAGTCCACCAATCCAGCGCACGCCTTTAGCCGTGAAACGTGCCTGGCTGAATGCATGATTTGAGGTTACGGATGTGCCGGTTTTCACTTCAAAACGGCCCGCATCAATATGCTGATGCCGTGGGGTCATCGTTCCGCCAAGGCGATACATGATGTCGTTCTCAAGGAGGAATAACCGCAGATCGGGCTCTTTGGCCTTAAGCAGTTTTGCCACCTGGCGGAATGACATTGACCCACTGGCTGTACAGTACCGATCAACAAACTCAACCTTCGGCGCCGCGGCAGCCAGTTCGTTAGTCAACTGCTGTTTTTGTTCTGCAAGGTCAGCCGCAAGACGCAGGGCTTCAGAGAATGATTGAGGAATCGTCTGCTGCTGTGCCTGCTCAAGCTCCTGCCAGCGATCAACCAGACGCGCGGTAAACTCCGGCGACAGCTGCGCGACAACGATATAACTATCCCGCTTCCCTATCAGATAAACCGATACCGATTGATTGAGGTGATTTTTAACTTCCCCCATTGGGGGGAGTTCAATAACACCGCGCTCTGCCAGGCGTTCAATGGACCGTTTAACATGGTCATGTCGTGATTCCACCAGCTCAGCAATATCGCTGCTGGACATGGTTAACGCTGTTGTTGCTAACTGGCTCATACTTTTCTCCATATCAGGCGGCTGCACCCGCCGGTTCATATCTGCTGATCGTTATCTCTACCCGACCTTTCGGCACAACGGGTCCCCATTCCACCAGCATGCGCTTAATCTGGCTGTCATCTTCCCAGACACCCGCATGCGTCAGCGCGTCAAACAGGGCTTTGTTGTAATTATCGATATCCCGGCGGCGCGCATCCGGCGGGTACAGAGTGATTTCTACCGCTGCCAGTTCAGTCGATGGCTTCGGGAGACGTCGTAATTGCTCAATGATCGCCACGCAGGCAGCGCTTTGGTATTTACGGCCATCAGCGCTAATGAGGTGACGACCGGCCAGCGGCCCCTTGTTAGGGGCTCGCCAGTAAGTGTTCACGCTCGGAGGAAAAGGCAGGACCAGTTTCACGCGGCCTCTCCCCGCATATTGCGAACAAGTTCAGAAGCAGCAGTAATGATTTCGCTGGTGGCAGTCCGCTCCAGCCAGAGTTGATTGATGTTGGCTTTCAGCTTGTTCTGCTGTGATTCATCCAGCATGTCAGCGCCGTCTACCTGATCGAATACAATTCCAACCTCCAGCGGCCAGATACGGGACTCAGGAAGCGGATCCGCTACTGGTTTAGCTTTCTCACGGATGTGCATGCGGATCTGGCGAATATTGGACCATCTGGAAACATCCAGGCTTCCCATGGCTGCAATGAAATCAGTGCTGTTCATGCCATATTCACCAGATGCTTCAAGGGCAACAGTGCGAATACGTTCCGACATATCCAGTCGCGCAGCAGCGTCATCGAATTCAATCGACAACAGCCACTCATCCACACCGAACAAAATACTCTCACGAATAAGCAGCTTCGCTTTGTCGATCGTTAATGGTGATACCTGAGTGAATTCCGGTGCTTCGACAGAATCCGCCGCCCAGGTATGCCCAAACTTCGATTCACTAAATGTGTATTCTTCTTTATCGCCGAACGCAGCTCTAACGCATGCCCACGCCTCGACACCGCTGATATCAAAAATATCTTTCTGGGTAAGTGGCAACTCTGCTTCTGGCTTGTCAGCTACAGATGGTGTGGCAGTTGCAGGTTGAGACTTGCTGGCAGCAAATTGCGCCAAAGTCATAAACGCCCGCCCTTTTGCCTCCAGTTCTGTGCGGTTGATATAGCTGAACCGCTCACCACGCCACGACTTATCGAATACAGCTATGGCACCGGCAAAAAACGCGCTGGTGGGTTTCTGTTTTTCGTCAGCAGGTACAAACCACACAGGGAGATCGAACCCAATACGACCACGAATGAATACAATGTGATCGGCATCTTCTGGCCACCACGTTTCACTCGGCGCGGCTTTTATCAGGAATACATAGCGGCCGCCCTTCTCGCGCTGGGCTGCTGCGTAGTTCATGATGTGCGTCATGCCGGTGATCGCCTGCTTCTCGTGGTACTGCGAACGGCTATACGGAGGGTTGCCATAACCAGCGCCGCCCAGTTCTGCCAGACGTTCAGACCAGTCCTGCGTCAGCGCGTTATCTTCGGCGGTGTACCATGCCGGGCACTTCGCGTTGTCGTCGTCAGCAAACAAATCCAGAACTAATGGACCAAATAGCGCGTTGATCCCCCAAAAAAGCAGATCCGGTGTCCGCCACTGATCGCCAACTTCTTTCAATTCGTGAGCTGGTTTGCTACGCAGTGCCGCCAGCGCCTGGCAATATTTATTGGCCATCATGAACGGAACCCCGAATTTTCTGGCAGTGAGTAATCAACACTCTGGAAGTTTGCGCGGCTGGCTGAGTTAGTCTCCCATTTGCCGTTAACGCGTTCAGGCCGGCCAGCACTGGACCATTTGGTCGCGCTTTGCAGGTAACCAGGGAAGTTTTTTGGAATGAACAGAGTTGCCGGGCGGAGGTATTGCGCCTGCTCGCTATCACGCCAATCGGCGTTTTTGTAATCCACTACCAGGCACAGGTCATCAACCGTGAATTGTTCCCGAAGACGGGCGCGAATATTCTCCAGCGACGTGCTGCATACCTGGTAGCGTGAGCCAGTAGTCTGATTCAGGTAAGACAAAACCTGTCTGGCCTGATCAGTAATCACAACCTCAGGGTCGGGTTGCGCCGCAACCGGACAAGAGGGTTTTGAAGTTACTTGTGGATCTTGTTTTGATTTTACTGACGGATCCCCGCCAGATTCTGACGGGTCAAAACCACCGTTTTTGCCAGATTTCGACGGGTCAGTTTTTGAGGCGTCAAATTTTGATGCGTCAGATTTTGACGTGTCAGAATCTGACAGTTGAGAAAATGCGGCAGTCTGAAGTTTCGCCACATTCAGCCGATACACGTTCGAAGCATTACGGTTACCATTACGGCGCTGTGTACGTGTGAGCCAGCCATCTTTTTCAAGCTTTGCGATTGCCGTTCTGATAGTGCTCGGGCCTGCGCCAAGCTGGCGAGCAATAGTTTCAATTGACGGCCAGCACACACCTTCATCGCTGCTGAAGTCAGCAAGGCGAGCCATGATCGCAACACTGGACAACTTCATGCCCGACGCTGCGCAACCATCCCATACGTAGCCGGTTAATTTAGTGCTCATGATCGTCCGTTATCTCCCTGAACTTTTGCCTGAAATGCTCAAGTGGACTGAAGCATTCGTGTGGATAGCCATCTCGCAGGTAGATAACGCGCTGTGTTTCTGGCTCCCAGCGGATAACACGGACTGGCACTCCGCGGTGATCTTTGAACCTTCGGTTAAGTTCGCGCACAGGCGTTTTGCCCTCCGATAGTAGACCCCCACAATTACGGCAGCCTGGCTGTGGTTACATGACACCCAGCGATTTGATACTTTGCATTCATACCGAAACAGCGGAAGACCCGGCACCGGGATCATTCGTAGTTGCGGTAAGTGAGGATTTACGATTAAATTGCTCATGCGGATTATTTCTCCATACTCGAAGAGTTGTTCGCCAAGGCGCCCGGAGCTGCACACTCGCGGGCGTCACACTTTTCAGCGACACAAAAAACTCGATAAAGAAGCGCTACGTGCTCCTGGAACTTCGCGATAACCTGATAGCTGTTTTCCTCAATCTGAGCGCGCTCATCTGCGTCAATCACCCCATCAGCCGTGGCTTTGCGTACAAAAGTAGAATGACGGCCTATCCATTCGATGGACTCCATCAGGCGCTGGTTGATATCGGCGTTATCCAGATCATTAACATCTGCCAGCGGTACAAATACGCCCTGAGAATGGCGCGCAACGGCATCAGCGATATGAGTTGAACCACCAGCACGTTGTAAAACCATTGCCCAGCCCAGTGGGAAGATCTGGTCGCCGTCAACACGAAGGCGGTTAAACAATGCGTTCTCTGTCACCCCCAACCATTCCGCCGCCTCAGCATATCCACCAGGCAGATCGGTAATCGTTTTTTTAATCGCTACCACCAGCCAGGAAGGCTGACGTTCGACTTTCCAATTAGGTTCGTTACCCACGGTTTATTCCTTTTTCCTGTGGTTTGAGTTTTACTGAAGCTTCGCTACGCTTTTCGTAAAGGTCGGGATGGAAAACCAATTTCCCCCCAGTCCGATAGGCTGCTTCTGCTGCACGTCCTTTCGGGATTAGGCGACCAGTTCTATTACGCCACTGGTAAACGGCCTCGCTTGTGATTCCAAAAAATTCGGCAACTTTCTCAGTACTGCCGAAGTAGTTTTCAATGTCATCGGTTGTCATAATGTCTCCTTAGCTAAGTTTGATTAGATATTAATAACCAATCTAACTTTGGTCAATAAAAACTAAGATTGCTTAGCCTTTTAATTTTTTTATGGTGTTCAAATGGAAACTGTCGGTCAGCGCATCAAAGCTCTCAGGCGCGTAACCAAAACTTCGCAGAAAGAACTGGGTAAGTTCTGTGGTGTTAGCGATGTGGCGGTTGGGTATTGGGAAAAAGACATTAATGTGCCAGGCGGTGAGTCACTTTCGAAACTTGCAAAGTATTTCAATACTTCAATTGATTACATACTCTATGGCACTGAATTCGAAGGAAATCTGATAACCAAGATGCGAAGGATTCCGGTGATATCTTGGGTTCAGGCTGGACAGTTTACAGAATGTAAAGCAGCAGAAGTTTTCAGTGAAGTAGATAAGTGGGTAGAAACATCACTCAGGATAGGTGATAGCTCCTTTGCATTGGAGGTCAAAGGTGATTCGATGACAAACCCTAATGGTCTTCCGACAATCCCTGAAGGGGCAACAGTCATAGTGGACCCTGATGCAGAGCCACTTAATGGAAAGATAGTCGTAGCCAGACTTGATGGGACAAACGAGGCTACTGTAAAAAAACTAGTCATCGATGGGCCTCAAAAGTTCTTAGTTCCCTTAAACCCACGCTATCCAAACATTTCAATAAACGGTAATTGCCTGATCATCGGAGTTGTCAAAGGCGTTCAGTACGAGCTTTAACCCACCTCTAACCTTCCTCTTAACATCAAGCTAAGAATAGTTGGTGTTTTTTCTTGATCTAAAAGCTAAGTTAAGTTAGATTTCATTCATCAGCAGCGAACAGGCAGGACGCCCACGAAGTAGCCGCCGGTGGCATATGAATAACCGGATGATTCGCAGGTAACAAAAAAGCGCCCTGATGGACGCTTCGTTCTTTAACAATCTGGACATTCTGATTACAGGTAGACGAGCTAACGGGTATTCAAGCAGTACATGGTTCTCCAGTAACTTTTTGAACAAACTGGCAAAGCACAATTTTGCCCTCATCAATTGAATCAAAAAGTTCTGAGTGATAAACGCCATCAGTTCGCTTACGAAAAAGATACTCAAATTCAGGTTTGACGCTTCTAGATGTCAGGCGTTTCAAAGTATCCATATCGCAGCGGAATTTGAATTGCTTGCCTGCTCTTTGAAGCATGTGCACACCCGTGGATGTATTACCTTTATTTCTAATTAGTGAAACCATGGTCGATGTGCCTTTGTAATTGAATTGGCTGATGATTGACCATCTGATCAATCTACCTCGAATGTCCAGATTAACCGAATCCTTGTAGTTGGGGAATAGCAGGATCCACTGCGCCTGATGTGGTTAAAAGCAGGCCAAAGCAATAACAAGTAACTCCCTGTTCCGGCGGCCCGGTGTTTTCCCGTTTGTCCGGTAACCGCCAGCCTTTTTCAGGCACAATAGGTAAGAGCATTCCCGCCACACGAGGCTGAAACCCAAGCGCCATGTGGATGCGCCGAAAAGCTATGACGGGGCGTTGGTAGAAGATCGGAGTGCTCTTTCCGATGAGTATGGAGAAAGTTCGGCGGTGGCAGCCGCCTTAACGAGGGTTAAACCATGAGTAATGACCGCATGACCGTAGTGCCAGATTTTCTTGGCGAACTGGATGCCGGCGTGTTCATGAACAAAATCGCGGCAGCACTTAATACCACCGCGCTTGGCGTTCTGAACAACGGCAACAAAGGCAAAGTAGTCCTCACATTTGATTTTGAGCGTATGGGTAATTCCGTTGAAGAGAAGCGCGTGAAGATCAAGCACAAGCTGAACTACAGCACCCCGACACCGCGTGGTAAAGCCTCCGAAGAGGACACAACCGAAACCCCTATGTGGGTTAACAAAGGTGGGAAGCTCACCATCCTGCAGGAAGACCAAGGCAACTTGTTTACCCTCGGCGGGGATCCGGACGGAAAGTTACGCGCGGCGAAATAAGCCGCGCTTGATAGCCCATAATTTCAGTTTTTCTACATCTATCTTTAAGGAGTTTTTATGTCTCAGTTAGACAGCGGTACCTTCAAGCAGGTCAAAGACCTGGTTCTTTCCGGTTATCACCTGAATGATATTCATGGCCTGGCTTGCCCGACCGCATTACTGCCAGAGGGGACTGGCGTTGAAAGCCTCGAGCGCTTTTCTCTGGAACGTTTCCGCTTTCGCGGCGCAATGACCACAACCAGTATTGACGACTTCGCACGTTATTCTAAAGGCTATGCCAGCGAAAATGAGCCAGCTCGTTGCTTCATTGACGCTGATAACATGACCGCCCGTTCAGTGTTCAACATCGGCACCCTAGATAATCCCGGCCACGCCGATAACGTTGCTTCAATCACCCTGAAGAAAACCGCCCCGTTCCGCGCGCTACTGCAAATCGACGGTCAACGTCTGAAGCAAAAGCAAATCGCCGAATGGCTGGAAGACTGGAGCGATTACCTTCTGGCGTTTGATGCTGATGGCAATACGATGCAGATTTCCCAAGCGGCTCAGGCTGTGCGTCGTATCACTATTCAGCAAGCAACTCAGCAGGACCATGAAACTGGTGATTTCGCTGGTAAAAAATCGCTGATGCAAAGTGTTGAAGCAAGCAGCAAAGACGTAATGCCTGTGGCGTTCGAGTTCAAATGTGTGCCGTATGAAGGTCTGGGTGAACGCCGCTTTAGCTTGCGTAACAGCCTGCTAACCAGCGATGAACCCTGCTTTGTTCTGCGCATCGTCCAACTTGAAGCCCAGGAAGAAGAGATCGCCAACGAATTCCGCGACTTGCTGATCAGCAAGTTCGACGGTGAATCAGTGGAAACTTTCATCGGTAACTTTAAAGCGTAACGCCTCAGCATTAAAGCCCCGGCACCGCGGGGCCTAATTTTCGAAAAGATGGGTGGGTGCGGGTAGCCCCCGCAACCGAGACGAGATTTCAAATGTTGTAAAATTGGTAGACCAACCAAGCAAACATTGCTAGGTGATAGATTGCTTTAAATACAAGCATTAGCGCCATGTTTAAACCCCTTATAACGGGGCAAGGTCTTATCAGCTGCCGTAACGCGTAACCCTGCACTGATAACCCTCCATTGCTGGAGAGATTGCAAGTGAAGCATGAGTAAGGCTACTACTCACCAGGGATACTTAATAAAAGAGTTCTTTACAGCACCTTAAACCTAGCATGGCAAAGGAACGCTCTTTTCTAAGATATGCGAAACAATTTCACCGCCTCTCCAGAGGCGGCTGAATTCTAACAAAAAAATGATCGTTGTAAATGACTAAATCATTTTATTTGGGACAAAAAAACACAAACAAGACGTTTAGCGTTTGTCCGTACATATTGCTGATAATTGTTATTACTGCCCGGGTGCAGCCGGGATAATGGAGAAATATATGCTGAGCCTCGATTGTGTTCCCATCTCTACTTATTGCAAAGAGACTGGCGAAACCCCGGATGCCATCAACAAACGAGTACAACGTGGAGTATGGCGTGAAGGGGTTCAGGTGCTAAAGGTCGACGGCGTTAAGGAAAGATGGATTGATCTTAGTGAGGTTGCAAAATGGGCACGACAGAATCGTCTAAGCTCCCGCGCGGCGTAACCATCAGGAAACACCGCAACGGCGAAACCATCAATATTACTTTCACTTATAAAGGGGTTAAATGCCGTGAGCCCCTTTCTAATCTGGACGTAAACCCTAAAAACATCAAATACGCCGAGCGCACACTCGGCGAAATCCACAACAAGATCGAAAGGGGAACATTTGTTTATGCGGAATACTTTCCCCGTTCTACGCGGTTAAAAATTTTCGGCAACGCTGCCGCAGGCAAAACGGTGAAGATGTACCTGGACGAGTATCTGGTGATATGCGAAACGAGGAAACTATCCCCTTCAACAATTGGCGGATATAAGAAGTGCCGAAGCGCGCTGTCATCACTTCATATTTTTCCCGCAAGTGAGTTGACGCCGGCCGCATTGAAGACATGGATCCAGAGCCAGAAAACAACATTGAAGACTATTCGAAACCAACTTTCCTTCCTACGCTCAGCTTTGGATGAAGCGGTGACGGATGGTGTGCTTCAGATTAACCCTGTCTCACTGGTAACCGCCTCACGATACCAAAGTGATAAATCAGAGGCAGAAAGTAGTTATGTGGTTGATCCGCTATCACCAGCAGAAGTTGATGCTTTACTCGCTGCGGCAGGAAACAAGCAATGGGAAAATCTTTTCCGGTTCGCTATACAAACAGGCCTACGTAGTTCTGAACTATGTGCTCTTCGCTGGCGTGATATAGACTTCGTTGGAAAGACCGCTCATGTTCAGAGTGCCAGTGTTGTTGGTGTGATCAAAGGGACCAAAACAAAAGCAGGTACCCGAAAAGTAGAACTGACAGATGATGCTTTGACAGCGCTAGTAAGCCAGAAAACGTTCACTTTTATGAAAGATGAAACGATCTTCGAAGACCCAAAGAGTAATAAACCATGGGCCAGTGCTGACGCAATTAGAAAAAAAGCATGGGTGCCGACATTGCGTAAAGCAGGCATCAGGTATCGAAATCCTTATCAGACGCGACACACTTTTGCCACCCGCCACATCAGTCAGGGAGTTAATCTATTTTGGTTGGCTACCCAAATGGGACACAAGGGTCCAGAAATGTTATTCCGGCACTATGGTTCATATCTTAAAGACTATGATAACTCTACATCAATAAATCATTTGCATAATCATAATTAATATTTAATAATCCCCGCATTTAAATAAATCGGGGATTTAAAATTGACTTCAATAACCTTCGACAAATTAATTACATACATATCTTCAGTTGGAACTTTCATTTCAGCACTTGCTGCATTATATGCAATATGGTTAACGATATTTCAACGAAGGCTTTCATATAAACCAAGTATAGTTGTAGATACCTTACATATCAAAATGAAAGTCAAAGATTTTAAAGGTTTTGATGTTAAAATATTACAAGCCCCTCACCTTCCACCAGCAAAGTTTTCAAACATAGGTTTAGGTGCAGCCATTTCAATTAGGTATTATTGGGATTTCAATTATAAAAAAAACATAAATACATATTCTGATTTATTTTTAAAAAAATTCAAAAGAAAAGACCCTTCATTTACCACAAACTTTCAATATGGAATGTTTAAAATAAAAAAAGAAAGTTCATCACATATGTACAATACCTTTTCAAAACCTAGTGAAATTAATTTTTCATTACCTTACAGTATAGATAAAAAATCAAAAGATATTTCTGTGCCTACCGCTGCAATCCACATCCTATTGAATATTGCATATCTATCACACAGACTTGAATTATTTAGCTCTTCATCATTTACTGGTCCAAGGTTAGTTATTGAGTATCAGGATATAGAGGGAAAAATAAAAAAAGTCGCTTGGGATACTAAATTGGAGTGTGGAATGACTCTATCCCGTGGAGATGATATGGAGGCAGATTTTGCACTACGGTTTATACCTGTACCCGAGAAATGGACTACAAAAGGACTAGAGAAGATACGCAAAAGCGCCGCAACAATCACGAATAAATAAAAATATAACAATAACAGTTAGTTAAATATTTTCGGACACGGGTTCAACTCCCGCCAGCTCCACCAAAATTCTCCATCGGTGATTACCAGAGTCATCCGATGAAGTCCTAAGAGCCCGCACGGCGTAAGCCCTGCGGGCTTTTTTGTGTCTGCAATAGTCCGAGAACATCCGGCTAAATCCAGACAAAATTGGTACACGTTTAGGTACACGCTATACTGTAGTCCATTAAACGTGTACCAATTATGGACGAAATCCAGGCATGGCGCGCATTACACGCCCCCTCACTAACAACAAAATTCTCAAAGCGAAACCCCGTGAAAAAGACTTCACCCTGCATGATGGTGATGGCCTGTTCTTACTCGTCAAAACCTCCGGTAAAAAACTCTGGCGCTTCCGCTATCAACGCCCCGTCAGGGGTAGCCGAACCGATTTAAGCCTCGGCTCATACCCTGCCCTTACTCTCGCAGCAGCTCGTCAGTTCCGCGACCAATATTTGGTTACGCTCGCGCAGGGGATGGATCCACAACATAGAAATAATCCAAAGCAAGCTATGAATAGCCAGACGGCAAATGCTGCGCTAAAAAGAGCTGGCTGGAATGGGAAGTTGGTTGCTCACGGCTTACGCTCTATAGCTAGCACGACACTCAATGAAAAAGGATTTAATCCAGACGTCATTGAAGCAGCACTAGCTCATACTGATAAGAATGAAGTAAGAAGAGCATACAATCGCTCTGTCTATTTGCAACAAAGAGTAGAACTGATGCAGTGGTGGGGGAATTTTGTAGACAATAAAAGAAATTGAAGCAACCTCATCCCTTAGTGTGTGCATTGCTGCTCTTGAGCGTCATAGGGTAGCTAAGGTTACGTGTAACTTACCTACCGTAATCAGCCCTAGTATATCGAAAAATCGTGTAGGGCATATTGGTTGCTTTGACAAAAGCTTAGCAATTCAATAGGCTTTTTTCAATTGTTTTTTTTCTAAGAAATTCAAAAGATCGACATTACTCCAGTCCACAAACCAAGGATTTGCTACAGAATAACTTATAAAACTATCTATTTCATTATTGTTAGGAGTAGCTTCTTGCAATTCTTTTAGAATTGACTTCAACCATATTTTTTTCCATTTTAAATCAATATACGGGCAGGACATAACATCCAAAAAAAGCATTGCCTTTTCACTATAATCTAAAATATTATCACTTGACATTAACTTTGAATTTATAACGTCAATAATATTATTCTTAAGTGAATCATAAACCTTTTTATCTTTCACAATATACAGACAGGACACTATGTCAAAATAGGAATCAACTTCACTAAAAACATCCTCAACCAACTGCTTTGATAGGTATCTATCTTGATCTAACTCTCCAATAACATACATAATATTATATGCTTCAAGACTGACTAAATTATCAATGGTTTTTTTTCCATTTTTAGCAGATTTAAGAAAGTCTTCAATTTCAAAATAAATATATGATGCAATAAGATCACTATAAGATGGAACTTTAGCCTTAAAATATCTTAGGGTTACTATAAGTATTGATGCTAGCTTATATGATGAACTAACAGAAGGTGCAACTCTGAAAAAAAATAATGAAATATGAAGCAAAACATACACTACATTATATATATCTTTATCTTCTACTTGATTAACTGAAGAAGTTAATCTTTTAATTCTTTCAAAAATAGCAGACACAATATAAGAGGAAACCTCACCATATCCTGATTTTCTTTCGGAACATATAATTTTAACCTCATCTATAAACTTGTTTGCTAATTTCCTATTATTGTATATAGGCTTAGCAATTAATTTCATTTCATCGTCATATGAAAGAAATGAATCAATAAAAGCATTCATCCTTTGATTGACATGATGAATAATTTGCGTTTTTGCTGTGATAAAAGGCCGACTGTTTTTTGTTACCTTACCCAAATTCACATGCATATTATATTCATTTAATTTATCAGCATAAACCTTATATATTATTTCGGCGTTAACTTCATTCTTGGAAAATATAAAAACATCATCAACATAACGACGAATATCATAGTCGACACCTTTGCTCAAGGGCGTATCAATATTCCTTAACTTAAATTGAACATTCAAATCTATTTTTTGAAATATAATCTCAGCGAATACACGACTAATTTCCGGACCAATTATCACACCATGAGTTTCGTTAAAATTGCAACGTTGCATTAATTTATCGAATGCATCACCAAAATTTAATGATTTATTAGCCAACATGCCTTTAGTGAAAGTTTTAGTTTTTGTAGCCCATGAAATTGAATGAGTATAGATACTATCAAAACATTTTGAAACGTCTAATGTATATAACGTATTATATTTACGCTCAAGGTCAATAAAATCATTAGACATAAAAAATTTATACAAGCGATCATAACCTTGATAGCCAAAATATGATGAAGCATGCCGAGTCAATAGTTCGTTTTTGTCAGTATCAACAGGCCCTCTCTTATATAAGTTCTTATCTTCCAGCAAATTTTTATAGTAATAAGTACTTGCAACCTTTACTGGTCTCCGAATAGAAAAATCACTCTTAGAACAGAAATTAATCATCACTTGATTAAAGTGGAGATAAAAATCTCGCATTTCAATCTGAGATATGGGGTGTGGGAAAGCTAATCGCCGAAACTCTGTCTCATTTTTATTAATTTTAAAGACATAGGGAATCGTATACCTGCCTTTCTTTTTTTTACCTAGAATAACTCTTTGAGTCAATAACTTAGCTATGTCATTGGCCGTTTGGTATTTTACTACATTGTTATAAAAACCATCATTGGACACTATTATAGGTGTTTCATAAGGTATAGTTTCAGTTACCAGAACCCTATTAAAATCTTTTTTGTTAACTCTTACTTCCTTCTTTTTAGACAT